CCGGGTTCGAAGGACTATGTCGCCGGTCAGCCCGCCGACGACGCCGAACTCGGCGAAGTCACCGCCGAGAAAGAGAAGCAGATCAAGGCGGGCCACGACCCGAAGGCGGCGGGCGGCAAGACCCACGACAAGTTCGTCCAGCAGTACGGACCCGACGAGGGACGGTAAGATGGCGATTGGCGATCTTCCGGGCGCGCCGCCTGCTCCCGGCGCAGGAGCCATCGGCGGCGGCGGCAGCATCGGCGACGCTCTCGGCAGGCTGGCGGCGGCCAATCCCGGTGGGCATTTCGCCCTTCACGCCCACATGCCCCCCGGAGCCATGCCCCCGGGGGTCAATCCCGGCGTGGCTCCGGTGGGCTTAGGCCCTCCCGGTCCCTTGCTTCCCGGAGCGGTGCCCATGCGTCCTCCCGGCTCGCCGGGGCAAGGGTTCGCGGCGCGCCCGAGTGCCCCTCCAAGCGCCCCGCGAAGCCCCGCCGGGGGTGCGCCCAAACCACCCCCGGCGTCGGTTTCGAAGCCGCCTAGGAACAGGAAGGCGGAAGTCCGCGCCCCCGGGCCGCTGCGCGGCGAGAAGATGTGAAGCGCAGAAACCGTGTCAACTGGTGGGGTCTGCGCTGTCGTCTGGCGATGTGCGGCGGCTACGTTGTCAGCGGCACGCACAAGGGCGTCGTCTGGGTCGGTTGGCGGTGCGGGCAATGCGGCGTCGTAAAAAGCTATGAGCCAGCAGAAAGAGCTTCGCGCTCTTCTTGAACGCCGTAAAAAGATTGTCCTCGCCAAGGACGATCTGATCCACTTCGCGGAGTACGTCTCCCCCGTCCCTGACAAACCGGACGATATGACGGCGTCCCTCTATCGTCCGTCCAAGCATCACCGCGTGCTGGGGGCTGCTCTGGAGAAAGTCGAGCAGGGCGCGTATCTGCGGCTCCAAGTCACCATCCCACCCCGTCACGGCAAGACGAAGCTCGCGTCTCATCTGTTCTCGGCTTGGTATATCGGCAGGCACCCCGAGAACTCCATGATCGTGGCGACCTACAGCGAGAAATTCGCTTGGGATCACGGGCGCGCCGTGAGAACCATTATTCGAAGTCCGCTCTACAAGCAGGTTTTCCCTAACATCAAGCTTAAGACCGGCTCGCAAAGCGTGGACAGGCTGGAGTTTGACAGCGGCGGGGTGATCTTCTTCCTCGGGCGCGGGTCAGGCATAACCGGACGCGGAGCCGATGTCATCCTCCTCGACGATCCCCTTAAGGACCGTCGTGAAGCGGACAGCCCAACGATCCGCGAACAGCTTTGGTCTTGGTACACCCAAGTCCTTCAAACTCGTTTGATGACCAAGCTCGGGTGCATCGTGCTCATCCAGACCCGGTGGCATGAAGACGATCTCATTGGCCGTCTCACGGACCCGGTCAACCCGAGCTACACCGAAGCAGAAGCCGAAAAATGGCGCGTCATCGAAATGCCAGCGCTGGCCCTCAAAGGCGATGTTCTTGGGCGTCAGGTGGGCGAGCCGTTGTGGCCCGAGCGGTTCGACCGCGAATATCTGGCGACGATCCGCCAGACTGACCTGCGTGGCTTCCAAGCGCTCTATCAGGGGCGTCCCACTCCCGACGAGGGTTCGTTCTTTCAGAGCAAGTATTTTCGCCCGTACAAAAACCTGCGCCAAGCCCCAGACAAGGAGCGTCTGCGTTTTTACTGCGCCAGTGACCACGCCGTCTCGCTTAGGCAGGGGCGCGACAAGACGTGTCTGATGGCGGTCGGGGTCGATGAGCACGATCAAATCTGGATCATGCCCAAACTGTTCTGGAAGCAGGCCGACACGATGACGGTAGTAGAAGCGATGATCGGCATGATGGAGGAATATCACCCGGTATTCTGGTTTGCCGAGAAGCATCACATCTCCCAGAGCATCGGACCTTTCTTACGTAAACGAATGCTGGAAAAGCGGATTTTCTGCTCGATCTACGAGATCGTGCCTGCCACCGACAAAGAGCAACGGGCGCAGGCGATCCAAGGGCGAATTTCCCAGCAGCGCGTGCTTTTTCCTCATTTCGCCGCGTGGTGGGCCGACGCCCACGACCAGCTTATCAAGTTCCCGGCGGGCGTCCACGACGACTTCGTGGACACGCTGGCGCTAATCGGGCTGGGGCTGTACCTTACCCGGCGGCCCAAGACCGCGCAGCCGAAGGACGACGCCCCCAAGCAGGGCACGCTGGGGTGGGTGATCGAGGACAGCAAGCGCGAGAAGAGCGAGCGTAAGAACTCCCTGACCACGGGCGGGTGGTGATGTCATGGTATTGATGACGGACGCGAACGGCCCCCCGACTTCGGCCATGCAGTCGATGCTGGAGAACCTGCTCGGGACCGAACCGAGCATCCCTGAAAGCATTCTCGAACAAGCCGCCCGCACCGAGATCATCGACCGCGACAAGCCCGACCCGCCGGAGCCGCGCAAAGAGCTAGTGGCGAAGTGGAACGACAAGCTCAAGCGCGCCTGCAAATACTGGCAACCCGTGTTCGAGCGGATGCGGGACGATCAGGACTTCGCTCGGGGCTATCAGTGGACGACCAACGAGCGCGATAATCGCTACGTCGCCAACCTGTGCCTGCGGATCATCGCCCAGCGGGTCGCATTCTTTTACGCCAAAAACCCAAAGTTTATCGCCAAGAGGCGGGAGCGTATTCTGAATACGGTCTGGGACGGCGACCAATCGACGCTGGTCGCCCTCCAGAGCGCAGGCGCGGCGGCGATGGGGCAGGCACAGGACGCGCAGAACGCCGCTGCGATGGGTCAGGGCGACCCTGCTCAAGCCATGCAGATGCAGGCAGGCGTCGCCCAGATGCAGCAGGCGGCCATGCCGATCATCCAAGACGCTGGCCGCGTCCGCACCGAGGAACAGCAACTCGACAAGATCGCTCACACCCTCCAGCTTTTGTTCGAACACGACATCGCCCAGCAGCCGCAGGACTTCAAGGCGATGATGAAGATGGTGGTGCGCCGCGCCTGCACCACGTCTATCGGCTGGGTGAAGCTTGGCTTCGAGCGCGTGATGCAGAAACGCCCCGAGATCGAGGCGCGCATCGCCGACATCAACAACCGGCTCGCCACGCTGGAGAGAATTTCCGCCGATATTCATGACGACGAGGTTGACGACAACGGCCCCGAAGCCGAGCAGATGCGCCTGATGCTGCAAGACTTGCGCACGCAGGTGGAATACGTGGTTCGGGAAGGGCTGACCCTCGCCTATCCCCTGTCCACCAGCATCATCATGGACCCCAAAGTCATTTCGATCAAGGAGTTCTTAGGGGCGGATTGGGTCGCGGAGCAGTATATCCTGTCACCCAACGACGTTAAGGAAGTTTATGAGAAAGACGTAGGCAAGCAGTTCACTGCTTACAAAAATCTCAACAGCGACAACACCACGGTGACGACGAGACATGGCTTCACAATCCTTGAAAGCGAGGTTAACCGGGACGACATCTCTGATAGCGGCGACGCCCGCAACGCTTGTGTATGGGAAATCTGGAACCGGAAAGACGGTCTTATTTATACCATTTGCGACGGTTATCCCGACTTCCTTAGAGAACCCGCCTCTCCCGAAGTCTACACCGACCGGTTTTGGCCGTGGTTCCCATTAACTCTTAATGATATTGACCACGAACTGATGGTCTACCCGCCATCGGACGTGAAGCTCATCATCGACATGCAGAAGGAATACAATCGCGCCCGCCAAGGGATGCGGGAGCACCGTCGCGCCGCGCGCCCGAAGACGGTGGTGGCGTCGGGGATGATCGACGCGGAGGACTTGGACAAGCTCTCCAATCACCCTGACAACGCCATCATCGAACTGAACGGGTTGCAGCCCGGCCAGAAAGTCGATGACCTGCTCCAGCCGTTCAAAGGACCAGCCATAGACCCCAATCTCTACGACACAGAGCAACTTTACACCGACATGCTCCGGGTGACAGGCGTACAGGAAGCGAACCTCGGGCCGACCGGGGGCAGTCCGACTGCAACCCAATCGAATATCGCAGAAGCGTCCCGCGCCACCGCAATGGGGTCCAACATCGACGACATCGACGATCTGCTCACTCAACTCGCTCGCACCGGCTCGCAAATTCTTCTCCAAGAAGTCAATATCGACACGGTCAAGCGGATCGTGGGCGAGGGGGCTGTGTGGCCGGAGATGTCCCGGCAGCAGATTTCGGATGAGCTATGGCTGGAAATCGAGGCAGGCAGCACTGGCCGCCCCAATCAGGCGCAGGAAATCGCCAATGCCGAGCGAATTTTTCCCATGCTTATGCAGTTGCCGGGGATCAATCCTGAGTTCTTGGCAAAGGAGCTTATCCGAAGACTGGATGATCGTCTGGACATTACCCAAGCCTTCCAGAGCGCCCTCCCCAGCATCGTGGCGATGAACGGGATGGCGGCGAAGCTGGCGCAGGGACCGCAGGGACCGGGCGGGGCGATGGACTTCCCCGGTTCGGGACCGGCGCAAGGGCCTGCGGGCGCTCAGAACGCGCCGCAGGGACCGCCGCCCGGAGCGCAGCGGCCCCCGGATCAGACCGGAAGACCGCCGCCTCCCGGCATGATGCCGCGTCCGGGCGGCGTGCCTGCGGGCGGAATGGCCCCGCGCTGAAACCACCATAAAAATTTTTATGGTTTTTAACTTTGGAGTCTGTGCGTTGACCTAGCTGTAGTGCCTGCGATAAATACAGGCACCGGACCTAGGAGATCGACGGTAATGGACCCGGCGGCCTCGTCGAGCGCCGACAGCATAGACATCCGACCCGACGACATCGACCCCCACGCGGGAGTGGATATCGAGCCGTCGCAGTCGGAGAAGGATGCTGCTTCCTCCAAGTCCGAAGACGATAAGGCTTCCTCGTCAAAAGCCGAAGGCGAAGACAAGGAGACGCTTCTTGAAGCCGTTCTCAAGGCGGTCGGCAAAGACCTAAAGGAGACGGAAGAAGAAGACGTTCTCGCCGGGAAATCGCCTGCCCCCGGAGAGCGCGAGCAGTCGGACAAGCCCGAAGAGGGCGACGACAAGGGACCGGACCTTTCCAAAGACCCCGACGAGAAGGAACTCGCGGCTTACAAGGAAGGCACCCGGAAACGCATCGAGAAGCTGATCGGAGAGCGCAACTCTTTCCGCGCCGAAGCCGATGTCACGAGAGTTCTGAGGGATTTCCTAGTCCGAAACGACATCGCTAGGGAAGACTTTCAGCTAACCCTCGATTTGGCGGCGGCGATGCGGAGAGGCGATTTCCACAGCTTCCTCACCGGCGTCGCCCCCTATGTCCAGCTTGCCACCAACGCCCTAGGCATAACGCTTCCCCCCGATCTCGCCCAAGCCGTCGAGCAGCAGCGGATCACGCCGGAGATAGCGGCGCAGGCTTCCCGGGACAGGTACGCCCGGGCGCTCGCGGAGCAGGAAGCGATCCGTTCGACTTCGCAAATGACCACCCAGCAGAGCGGTCAGGAGCGGGTCCGCCTACAGACCGTGGTTCAGCAGACCGTCGATCAGTGGGAAGCAGGCGTCAGGCAGCAAGACCCCGATTACGCGCGCAAGGAACCGCTGGTTCGGCAACTCCTTTGGAGCGTCGTTCAGGAGCGGGGCGCGCCGCAGACACCGGAGCAGGCGGTTGAGATCGCGAGAGAAGCCTATTCGCGAGCGACAGCCACCGCCCGGTCCTTCACGCCCCCGCCCAGAGCCACCCAGAGAACGCCGAACTCGTCCCAACGCGGCGCAGTCGGCGCTCGCCCCGAGCCGAACAACATGATGGAAGCGGCTTTGCTGGGCTTGGAGAGAGCGAGACGCGCCTAGCCCTGACGGGGTAGGCACATGGCTTTCACAGCCGGAGAAATTGCGAGCATCGCCAATGCTTCGCTAGACTTCTATTTCAAGAAAGGTTCGGTCTTCGACCAGACCATCCAGAACAAGCCGCTCTTGAACCATTTCGAGGGGTCGAAGAAGACCTTCCCGGGCGGCAAGGGCAACATCTCGCTGGCAGTTGTCGGCGTCTATGGCGACGGCTCCGGCAACGATGTCGTCAAGGGCTACACCCACAACGACATGGTCAACTTCTTCACCCCCGCCAACATCCAGCGGGCGAACTTCCCGTGGCGTGAGCATCATATCGGCCTGACCCTCACCCACACCGAACTCAAGATCGACGGCATCAGCGTCGTGGACACCAACGCCGAGCGCACCGCCGAGCATTCCCGCCGGGAACTCACGGTTCTGGTCAACCTGCTCGAACAGAAGCTCTTCTCCTTGGGCGAGCAATACGCGCGCTCGATGAACAAGCTGATGTGGCAGGACGGCACCGCGGACGCCAAGGCTCTCGCCGGAATGCAGAGCATCATCGTCGCCAACCCTATGGCCGGGGTCTGCGGCGGATTGGACCGTTCCAACGCTACCTACTTCTGGTGGCGCAACCGCGCCTACACCGCCGCGTATGCCGCCGCCGACCCGACCTTCGCCGCCGGGCTTGGCGGTGCCGCCGTCGCCATGAACGTCGCCAACGGCGGCGCGATCTTGCAGACCTTGCAGCACGAATACTATCAGTTGATCCGCTACGGGGGTAAGCCGACCAAGGCGTTCGCCGGGAGCGCGTTCATCGACGCGATCCAGACCGAGAGAAGGGCCAACGGCTATTACAGCGTCACCGGGTTCGACAAGACCCAAGACGTGAGCATCGGAGACACCATCCTCCCCGGAGGCACCAAGGTCGAGTATGATCCGACGCTGGACGATCTGGGGTTCCCGAAGCGGCTCTACTGGTTCGACCCCAAATGCATCTTCCTCATGGCGATGGAAGACGAGTGGCGGCACGATCACACCCCGGCGCGCCCCGCCAACCAGTTCGTGCTCTACCGCTCGATCACTTCGACCGGGCAGGTTGTCGCCACGCAGATGAACTCATCGCTGGTCTTCGACGTGGCGTGAAACATAGGAGATAGTGGATGGACGCCCCCGAACTGAACGAACGCAACGCGCAGCATCTCTGTGCCTGCAAAGTGCAGGTCGGGGGCGATCCCGGCACCGTTGTCGCACGTGAAGCTCACAACCCGGTGGCATGGCCGGAAGTCGCCATCCTCCAGAGCATTCACGGCGAAGACAGTGTCTACGACATCAAGCCCATCGGCCTCTTGGCGCGCTCGACCCCGATGATCGAGAAGCAGCGCCTCGCCAGCATCTACGGGTTCGAAGCCGTGGACGCGGTCTACGCGGGAAGAAGCCCGGCTATCGAGTGGTTCGCCCCCGGCTGGCCGGTCGATCCGACAGGCACGGGCGAAAAGAAGCCCGACCGGGCGAGGCCGCCGCGCGTCAAGATGTTCGCGCCGGAGGACGTTGAAGAAGCCGTCTAGGGAGTTCGAACATGGCTTTCCGCCAGATGCGGCTGGGAGTGCCGCTCTCCCAGCTTCGCACCGAGCTTCTTGCGGAAACTTTTCAGTCCCCCACGCCTGCGCAGACCGTCAACCTCACGTCGTTTTACAACTACCAGCTTGCCCGGGTGCAGCGCGAACAGTGGAACGACATCGAGTGGCCCCACCTTAAAATCTGGACCGATCTGGCGATGGTGGCGGGCCAACGGTTCTATTCCTACCCGCCGGGAGTGAGCTTTGACAGCATCCTGCGCATCTGGTGGCCGCAGGGCGTGAACTGGATCGAACTCGCCTATGGCATCTCGCCCCCGGTTTACGCAACTATGGGCGGCGAGAACATTCAGGCGTGGCCGCCCCGGCGATGGCAGAACCGGGCGCAGTTCGATCCCGGCACCATGACCACGACGCCCGCCTCGCAGTTCGAAGTGTGGCCGACCCCGCCGCCGAACCAGCCCTATTCCCTTCGGATAGAAAGCAACGCCCCGCTCAACCAGCTTGTCGCAGACACCGACGTGGCGGTGCTCGACGCCACGCTCCTTGTCTTGATGGCCGCCGCCGAAATCCTCGCCCAGCAGAAGAGCGAGGCGGCGTCGCTCAAGCTCCAGAAGGCGCAGGCATACAAGAGGATGATGATTGCGCGCTTGGGCGCGCAGCAGCGGGGCATACGCTCCCTGTCGCGGGATGGCGGCGACATGCAGTTCGACGACTACAAGCGCCTCACCCCGTGGCTGGATTACATTCCGATGTACGGGGGTCCGTGATGGAATTCTCAGGGAGTTTGCACGCCGATGAATCCGGTGATGTAGTGGTGTCCGCCGCGCGGCCCCTTCATGTTCCTCGCGCTGATGTGCTTGGGGTTCTTAGACGCTCGATATCGCTGCAAGGTGGCGCGTCGCGCCCGAAGCGTTCTCCCCGCTGTGACGGCGAGAAAATCCAGTTGGCAGGGAACAATCCCCGCCTTGGTGTCGAAAGTGGCGACTTGCTTCATCGTCTCGGCGGGCATGGTGTAGCGAACGGCGTAATCCTTTTTCAGTCCCTTGTAAGGCCCCCTTCCTCCGGGCCAGACGATGTAAGCTATGGTGCGGTGAAAATCGACGGCGATGGCTGCGTACATGCGTTTTGCGGAATTCGCAGCGGCGCAATGTTTAGGATCGTCGCAAATTGCCGGGTCGATGTCTTCCTGCGTGACATTCAGAAAAATGCGATGATCCGCCTCGTACAGATCAAGCGCGCCATCGAGACTGTCCACCGCCATGCGTCCCCGGCTGGGAAGGTCACTAGCTCTTTTCACTCTCAGAGGATTGCCCATGTTCCACCCCGTTGGTTTCAAGCGATAATCACGTTATCGCTTGCGACCAATCTGGCAGGTCGCGGGTGATCCGTCAATGGCGAAAGGCAAACCCGGCGGCGGTCCGACCCTCTATTACGAGATCGCCGACTTCAAGCAGGGCATGGACCTGCGCAAGTCGCCCCTGACTGCGCCCGCAGGCACCATGCGCCTCCTACAGAACGCCCACGTCACGCCGGGCGGCGAGGTCGAGAAGCGCTCGGCGTTCCAGCAATGGGCCGACGCGCCTGCAGGCTCCTTGGGCCTGTGCCAAGTCAACGGGCAACCGTACACGCATCTCCCGGGGGGTTCGAACACGCCTCCCGGCGCGAACAACATCGGCGTTCTCGGGATTGCCCAGCCGTCGAGCGACACGCTCATCCGCCAGACCGCCTTCGATGTCTACAACGGGCAGATTTACGCCGCTTTCCAAGGGTCGAGCGGCTACTACAACTACTACAACGGCGTGGCGGTCGCGACGCCTTTCCCCTCTGGTTTGAGTGACGGCGGCGCGGGCTACTACGTCCGCACCTACAAGGAAAAGATGTACGCGCTCTACAACCGCTATCTCCAGTTCAGCGCGGTTGGCGACCCATTGACGTGGCGCGACCCGCCGCCCGACGCGCAAGGCAATGTCGCGCACAACGGTTCCGGTTTCATCAATGTCAGCGCCAACGACGCCGACAGCGAGGAACTGATCTCGATGGAAGTCTACTATGACAAGATGGCGCTTTTTTCGTCGCTCTCCTGCCAACTGTGGTTTCTGGACCCGGACCCGTCGCTCAACCAGTATTACCAGACGCTCCGCGACGCGGGCACTCAAGCGCCGAGAAGCGTGCGGCAGTACGTCGCCAACGATGTCTATTTTCTGGGCACGCACGGAATTCGATCTCTACGCGCTCGCGATCTATCGCTTACTGCCGCAGTCGCCGACGTTGGTTCGCCTCTGGATCCTCTGATCCAGACACTTCTCGGCGGTACGACGCCCGACACCACCAAGACCATCGCTGTGCTCTCCCCGAGATCGGGCCGCATCTGGATGGTGATGTCCGACCGGATTTACATTCTGTCGAACTTCGCCTCGCCCAACATCTCCGCTTGGAGCGTGTACCTGCCCGACAATTTCACCATCACCGACGCGGTCTACGCCGACCCCTATGTCATTCTCCGCGACAGCAACGACCATCTCTGGCGCTTCGGCTCGTCCGGGCCGCTCCAGTTCGACAGTTGCCCCGTCACCGTCATCCTGCCGTGGCTCAGTTTCGACAAGCCCGCCACCTTCAAATGGTACGAGGGCCTCGACGCCATCTGCACGAACACGTGGGACATTCAGGCGTCGCTCGACCCGACTGCAAGCCCGCAGCCGTGGGACGATTGGGCGACCTTCACCGGTCCGTCGATGCTCGGCGGCAGGACGCCCGTGCAGTCGCGCTCGACCCATGTCCAGCTTCAACTGACCTGCGCTTCTCCGGGGCCTGCGACGTTCTCGAAAATCTTCATCCATTATTCGCCCAGCGACACGGACTGAGAAATGGGCTTCTATCGTGAAGAGATCAGCGAAATCTGGGAGAGGCTGAAAATGCGCGACTTCAACAGCGACGACACCGATCCGATGCGCCATCAGTACCGCGAACTGAGCGACGACGAGAAAGAAGTCGTCGCCAAGATCAAGGATTTGGGCCAGACCTTTCTCGACTACGTGAACACGTTGGGTGTCGCCAACTCGCGCGAGTGCGCGATCGCCCGCACCAAGATGGAAGAGGCGGTCATGTGGGCCGTCAAGGCGGTGACTGCGCTATGAGCATCCTCGGCTTCTTGATCGACGTGCTAAACTGCATCCTTCTGGCGGCAATCCTCGTCCTGATCGGGGCGATCATCGTCTGGGCGGCGGCAATTTTCGAGTGGCCTATTCCGTGGAATATCCAACGGCTGTACCTGCTCGTCGTCCTGATCGTGTTCATCATCTGCGTCATCACCGGACTGGTGGGAGCGCCGATGTTCCACGTCATCCCGCCGCGCTTGTGACCAAGATCACCACGGCAGAAGCTCCTCTCGCTCTCGCCCACATCACGGCGAACCTGCGCCCGGAGGACGTGGAGGAGTTCGAAGCCGCTCGCGGCGAGAATTTCGACCGCATCCGTCTGGCGATGGAAACTTCCCACGCCTACGAAAACGGCATGGGCTGGATTGCATGGAGGGGAGACACCCAAGAACCCGTCGCGACGTGGGGCGCGATGCGGATGACGCCGACCTGCGTCGGATGCTGGGCGTTCGGAACCTCTGGTTGGGTCCGGGTAGTGAAGAGCGTGACAAGGCATATCCGAAACGATATGGTGCCTGCGCTGCTCAAGGCCGGGTTTCACCGGGCCGAGTGTCGGGCGTTAGCCAAAAGACAAGACACTCGCCTATGGCTGACCAGCTTGGGCTGGGTTGAAGAAGCCGTTCTGGCGGAATTCGGCACCCGCCATGAGAACTTCGTCCTCTACGCTTGGACGGCTTCGCGAAATGCAGCATCAACGGATCATCGCAGCGAACGTGGGGAGCAGGGCGAGCTTCCGTTACGCGCTGCTTCCTGACGATCTCGAACCCGTGATGGCGCTATACCGGCGCTTTTACGGCGAGGCCGTCTACAAGGATTTTATTGAGTGGGACGACGAAAGAGCCGCCGCCACTATCGAATACGGGATTAAGCACCACACGCGTCCGCATGTTCTCGCCGTTGTCGAGGACGAAATCGTAGGGTTCGTTTGCTGGCAACTCGATCACAGCTTTTCGAAAGCGCCCGTTGCGGTCCTTTATGAGCTTTACGTCGCCCCGGAGCGTCGTCGGAGCGCGATAGGCAGGTTTCTCGTCCATCTGATGTGCTGGGTCGCCAAGGACGACGGGGCCTGCGCCATCCACGCTCCGGTCGCCTCGGGCATGGACGCGGCGAAATCGCTGTTCAACCTTTTCACCAAAGCCGGTTTCGAGCAACTCGGCTACGTCATGCGGAAGAAGCTCTGATGGGCGGCAAAGGCGGCGGCGGCGCGCAAGCGACGAACGAGCAACTCGTTCAGATGCAGATGCAGCAGGCGGCGCAGGCCGCCGAGAGCAACAAGGAGTTACAGGCGCGGCTCCAGCAGGGCAAGACCGAAATCTCCCAGATGTTTGAGGGCCGCCCGGGAGGGAGCCAGAAGCTCGATCTCTCGTCGCTTCTTCCCGGCGGCACGCCCTACACGCCGCCCGGAACAGCAGCGGCAGGCGCGGGCGCAGGCGCGGGGGCCGGGATCATCGTCCCGGGATCGGCGAACGACCCCAACCGGGGGATCAGCCCCTACATCCAGCCGCAGGGGCGTAGCCCCATCATGCCCAATCCGGCTTGGACGAACGTCAACTACGGCGGGGCTGGCGGCGGCGCGGCTGCGCCATCGTCGGCGGCGACGGCGGGCGCGGTGTACAACTACGGCGGGGCTGGCGGCAGCTTCGCCGGGAACACCGCCACCAGCGGCTATCTCCCCAGCGGCTACTCGTGGCAGACCATGCCCGACAACGGCGGCGCGACCGCCTATGGCATCTACGATCCCTCGGGAAATCTCGTCACCACCGCCAACTCGCTCTCGGACTTGGCGAAGTCGAACATCTATGTCGGCGGCGATCCCAGCCAGACCACGGGAGGGTTCGGGAGCGACTTCTACGACAAGTACCGCAACGCCATCACCGGCTATTACCTGCCGCAGGAAGACCAGCAGTACCAGAACGCGCGAAGCTCGCTCAACTACGGGCTGGCCCGCGCCGGGCAGCTACGGTCAGGCACCGCAGGCATGGACGTGGCGAACCTCGCCAATCAGGACGTGCTGGCGCAGGCCAACATCCAGTCGCAGGCCGACAACGCCACGGGGCAACTCCGCACCCAGATTGCGCAGGACGAGCAGAGCGCCCTCAACCAGTTGTATTCCACCGAAGACCCGACCGTGGCCGCCAACACGGCGGGCAACATGGTCGCCAACGCCGATCTCCAGAAGCCGATGCTCAACCCGATGGGCAACGTCATCAACACTATTTCGGTGGGCGTCGGCAACGCGCTTTCCGGCTTCACCAACCCCTACGCGTACATCAATCCCGGCGCGGGCGGCATGGGTCCATCAACGACGCAAGGCACGGGCGCGACCGGGTCAGGCGCGGGCGGCGGAAGCAGCACGATCACGGGCTAGGCCATGTGCGATCCCCTCTCCCTTGGAATGGCGGCCCTCTCCACCGTGGGGTCGATTGCAGCGTCGAGCGCGCAGGCGGCGGCGGCGGAAGATGTCACCAACAAGCAGAACGCCGCCAACGCGCAATGGGTCGCTTACCAAGAGAACATCCACCGGCAGGAGCAACTGGCGGAAACCCAAGCCCGCAACCAAGCCAACCAAGCTCGCGAAGACACGCTGGCGAAAGTTTCCCCGGAGGCGCAGGCGGCGACGCAGAGCGCAGAACAACAACGGCTCAACAACACCTACGAGACTTCGAGCGAGAAAGGCACGGGCCGCGCTCCGGCGGGCGTGGATGCGACCGGCGGCAACGCCTATGCGCTTTCGGGAGAGCAAACCGGGGTCGGCGGGGGCGCGCCGGGGTCGATGGGCAATCTCTCCGGGCAGGTCAATCAGGCGACGGCGCAGGCGCGCAACCGGGTGGCGGCGCTGGCGACGGCGAATTCCTACGGGGGTTCGTTCGGAGGCTTGGGCACCACCATCCCCATCGCGTTCCAACGGGGCGCGAACGACATCAACCTCCAGAACGAAATCCGTAAGAGCGATCTCCAGACTTACGGGGTCGAGCAGCAGGTGCAGCCGATCCATTACGCGCTCGGCCCCGAGTACGGGACGATGGGCGCAATCGGGCAGGCGCTCGCAGGCGTCGCGGGCAAGGCGCTGGGCGCGGCGGCGGCAGGCGGGTTTGGTGGCGGCGGCTGGGGCGGCGGCGGCGGTGTGTCCGCCGATTACGGCGGCGGGAATTGGGGCGGCACGGGCGCGTCCGAAAGCGACGTGATGGGTTCGCTCAACGCCCCGATGTGGAACCAGTGGGGCTGAGATGAGCGTCCTTCGCGCGCCCGCCGACCAGAACATCAATCGCAACTTCGGCGGCTTGGGCCAAGCCATCTCGAATATCTTCGACCCGCGCCTGCGCTGGGAAGCTTACGAGCTACAGCAGCGCATCCTGATGCAGCGGCTCCAGATGCAGGAACTCCAGAGGAAATTCGGGGCGCGCGACGATCTCAAGCAGGCGTACCTCAACGATCCTGCTTTCCGCAGTCTGATGGACCGCGACCCCGAAGTTCAAGCCATCGTCAACTATGGGATCGAGAGCGGCGCGTCGATGGCCGACATCGAGAAGGAGATCGGCACCCGCAAACTCGTCACCAGCCCGGACACCACTGATCCCAACGCGGTCAAGAGCAACATCGGTGCGGCTATCCAGCTAGAAGGCAAGCAGTATACCGGATCGCCGACTGGACCCGTTGTCGGGCCAGACACCGCAGGCGCGGCGGCGAAGGCGGACATCGCCCGTAAACAGGCCGAAGCCGAAGCGCAGGCTCGGGGAACGCTTATCGGCGGCGGCGCGAAGCTTGCGCCGGGTGAAGAACTCAAGCTCCCCGGCGGCTTCTCGTCAGGCGTCGCGACTTTCGATCCCATTACCGGACAAGTCGGATTTAACGTGACGGGCGGCGGCCCCTCGTCGGGCGCGGCCAACACTCCCAGCCAGTCACAGACCCCGCCCGTCTCCCCGGCGGCCCAGACGGCTCCAGCCTCGGCAGGATCAGGCGCGCAGATGAACTCGGGGCAGGCAGGTTCGAGCACGGTAGGCGCAGCCACGGTGACTGCGAACCCGGCAGGCGTCGGGCAAAACGGAGTGGTGACGATCTCCGGGGCGAACCCAGCCCAAGTCGAAGCCCAGAAGAACCAAGTCTCCTTCGTGGGGAAAGACGCGCAGGACATCTACAACAAACAGCGCGACGTGGCGCGGGCGGAAGGGATCATCCGCGACATCCGGGCGCTGGAGAACATCACCAAGACCGGAGGCGTGCAAGGCCAGCTTTCGGCGGCATGGAGACAACATCTTCACGACGAGTACGGACTGGCGCTGGACCCGCAGGCGACGGCGCAGACCGCCATTGGCTCCTTGATCGTGGACACCCTCGCCAACAACCGCACGCAGAACGGCCTGACCACGGTGCGCGTGGGCGAAATCAATCCCATCATCAAGCCGATCCTTGGCTCGCCCACCATGCCACCCGGAGCGCTGGACACCATTCTGGCGCAAGAGCAGTCCGGCATCGACATCGACAAGAAGAACATCGCCAACGCCACGTCGTACCTGTCGGGAGGCTATGGCGCGCTCGGCAACGGCGAGGCCGAAGCGGCTTACCTGCGTGGCAAAAAAGCCAACGAAGACACCTACGCGACGACGCGCCAGAAGAACAACGACGAGTTCAACAACATCGTAGCGCAGGCACAAAAAGCAAACCAGCCGGGCGGGATCAACGCTCCGAACGCAGCCGCCGCGCCGCCCGATCCTCTCGCGGTGTTCGGCAACATGTGGTCAGGAATTTCTCATCTCTTCGGCGGCGGGGGTGGAGGCACGCCCCCGGCGACCGCCACGCCCCCCGGGCCTGCGCCCGCACCCGCGCCGCCGCAGTCGCAGCAGCCGCCCGGACCTATTCTCACGCCCCAGCCTGACGGGACTTGGCGCTGATGGCCGATCCTCCCGTCCAAGCTCTCAAAGTCCGGGGCTACGTCCAGCTTCGGGATGGCACTTATCGCGCCATTAACGAGGGCATGAGTGACGACGCCATCCACCAGTACGTCAACGACGAAGAGAACAAGAACCTCGCCAATTACTCAGCCGAAGCCAAGCGGCGCGGCGCGCCGGTCGAAGTGGGGCCGAGCGTCTATTCTCAAAGCGGCGTCTATCCCAACAATCGCAACGGGCAGACGGCGGCGTGGATGGATCATCATATCTATCCCGGCGCGGGCAACGCTTACGGGAGCCTCCTGCGCGCAGGCGCGATGGCCGCGCCCTACGCTGCGCCCGCTCTTGTCGGCCAGCCCGAAATTGGCGCAGGCATGGCGACGGCGGACCTGACTTCGTCGGGGATCAACGCCCTCAAGCACGCCGCCGCTGGATACTTCCCGT